TTAAACGAGAATTGGGTTGATCCAAGAATAGAACAAGAACCACAATAGGAGTAAATCATGTCTTATGGGTTTACTACTTACTCGGAAACATCATATTCCGAGAGTTCAACAGCTATACCTGTAAATGTTACCGCAGGAGTTGGAACACTTAGTTTAAGTGGCAAGTCAGTAAACTTTATAAGCACACTTAATGTTACAGCAGGTGCAGGTAGCTTAACACTAACAGCTAAAACACCAACTGTAGCGACTGCTGTAGAAGTAACACCTGGAGTAGCGAGTTTAACGCTTACAGCACTTACTCCAACAGAGGTGCATGGAACAGTTATAACAAGTGGTGCAGGATCACTTACATTATCACCTCAATCACCAAATATTGAGGATGGTGATAACATACCTGTATTTGCAGGTTCATTATCTCTAAGTGGTAAGAGTGTATCGGTAGTTGTTGGTGAAGATGCACAAACAGGAACAGGTAGTTTAACATTATCTGGTAAGCAAGCTACATCTAATGCAGGTGCGGTTACCACAGCAGGTTTAGGAACGCTTACTTTATCAGGCCAATTACCAACATCAGTTATTGGTGCAAATGTAACACCAAATGTTGTTGGATTAACTTTAACAGGATTACAAGCTGAGTTTACTAACGATATGATCGTTACAGCAGGTTCAGCAACCTTAACCTTAACAGCTAACTCTGTAACGCTTGCAATAGGTATAGATGAAACAGCAGGTGTAGGATCATTAAACATTACAGGATTAGCTCCTAGTGATGTTAGAGGGCAAGATATAACAGTTGGAGCAGGAAGTTTATCGCTTACTGCATTAATTCCAACATTTAACGAAAGTGAGAACGCAGAACCAGGTTCAGCTTCTCTTACTTTAACAGGACTTTCTGTAACAGTTATCGATGGTGATAAGGTTGTTGCAGGAACAGGCACTTTAGTTCTAAGCGGACAGAGTGCTTCATTACTAATTGCGGTAGATGTATCTCCAGGTACGAGTGCATTATCGCTTACAGGTTTACAACCGACTATTACAGTTTCAGCAGGTGGATCAGGTGGCACTATTTACGCAAAAGATGACCGCATTGAATACGCTAATGATGAAAGAGAGTTAATAGTCAAAATAGCATAGGAGACCAATATGTCAGCAGGAAATTGGACATTTTATAATGACTTTAAAGAAAAGTTAGCTAAAGCAGAAATTGATTTAGATAATGACACTTTAAAATGCTTACTTACAACCTCGAGTTACACACCGAGTGCAACACATAGTGTTTTAACAGATATTACAAACGAGTGCGCAGACTCAGACTACGCAAGACAGACATTAGGATCAGTTACAGTTTCAGAAACAGGCGGAACAGTTACTTTTGACTGTGCCGATATTTCATTTGGTTCAGCAGTAACAATCACAGCTAAATATGCTGTATTGTTTGATGATACAGCAACAAATGATCCGCTTTTAGTCTATGTTGACCTCGATACAGGTGGTGGCTCAGTAAGTTCGACAAGCTCAACTTTCCAGATCACAATTAACGCATCAGGTGTATTCACACTAGCATAAGGAACAGGACATGGTTAAAGAACCTTATAAGGTTGCTACTCAAGACCAAGTTCAAGTTACTAAATCTAGCGGTGGAATATTAGATTATTCTGTTAATTGGGGAAGTGTAATTGTAAGTGGTGAGAGTATAACCTCATCAACTTGGAGTGTTTCTTCATCAGATTTAACAGTTGTTAGCGATTCAACAAGCGGTGTAACAACAACTGCATTTATTAGCGGTGGTAAAAATAGTTATTTTTATGTTTTAACAAATACCATTGTTACAAATCAAAGCAGAACATTTGTTCGCACTATTAATATGAAAGTGGAGAGCAAATAATGACAGATTTATATAGTGAATATTTAAAAACTGAACCGCAACAGGTAAACGCAGGCACAACTTGGAAATGGGAAGTCTCTTATAGTGATTACAAAGCATCGACTTATACGCTTACTTATTACTTTAGAGAAATCACAGGCAAATACAGCTTTGATATAACAGCAACTAACGCAAATAATAACTTTAGAGTAAATATTGCTAAAGCAGTTACCGCTACCTATGCACCTGGAGTTTACTCAGGTCAGGGTTTTGTAGATGATGGTGCAAATAGATATTTAGTTTATGAAAATCAACTTGAAGTTGGAGCTGATTTTGCATTGCAAGGTATTGGCAAAGATACGCGATCCCATGCACAAAAAGTTCTTGAATCCATAAAAGCATTACTTGAGGGAAAAACAGAAGATGTAACCTCATACAGCATTGCAGGCAGAAGCATTACTAAGATGACAATGCAAGAATTAATAGAAGCAAAAGACTATTACGAAAGAATAGTTGTAACAGAGCTTAGACAACAACGAGCTAAACAAGGTCTCCATACAGGTCAAGTTGTCAGAGCTAAATTTTTTAATGGATTTTAGAGGTAATCATGGCTTTTTGGGATAGATTTAGAAGAAAAAAGCGTAGCAATCAAAGAAACTTTACAGCTTCCCACACAGGTCGTTTATTTAATGATTGGAATACAATAAATAGTTCACCTGATGGCGAGTTGGAAAACAACTTAAAGACAATGCGCGATAGAGCTAGAGATTTAGCTCGTAACAATGGCATAATTACTCGCTACTTACAGATAATGAAAGAGGGTGTAGTTGGTAATCAAGGATTTAGACTAAAAGTAAAAGGTCGAGATGCTGATGGTACATTAGATGATTTTGCTAACGATTTAATTGAATATAATTGGTATCAATGGTCAGAAAATCCAGAAGTATCATATTGCTACACAATGCAAGACTTATATCAGTCAATAGTTGTTGGCTTGTTAAGAGATGGTGAAGTTTTAGTCCAAAAAATTAAAACTAGAGAGGGTTTAAGACTAAAGTTTATTGAACCTGATTTTTTAGATAGCAGATTAAATAAAGATATTTCTGATACTCGCCAAATACGCATGGGAGTAGAAATAGACAGAAGAACACAATCACCATTAGGGTATTGGTTAAAAAACAATCCATATCAAGATAGTTTACCAGATCAGCAATTACAAAGGTCAATCAGAGTAAGTGCAGAAGATATGATGCACATATATCAACCAGAACGCTTTGGTCAGACTAGAGGTTATCCAAAAATAGCTTCTGTTATGACAAGTATTAAATGGTTAAACGATTATAGACTTGCAGAGCTTGTAGCTAGTAAAGCAGGTGCAAGTAAAATGGGATTTATTACAAGTCCAAGTGGTGATGGTTATGCAGAAAGCTATGGTGGCGATGAGTATTTACCACAAATGAATTTTGAACCAGGTAGCTTTGACCAATTACCTGATGGCTATGATATTAAGTTTTTTGATCCACAACATCCGACTTCACAGATGCCTGATTACGATAAGGCAATGCTAAGAACGATAGCAAGTGGATTAGGTGTATCTTACGCATCATTAAGTGGAGACTTAACACAAACAAGTTTCTCAAGCGCAAGAGTAGGCCTTTTAAGTGAAAGAGATAGTTTTAAGCAAATGCAATCTTTCATTATTAACCATTTTGCCAGACCGCTTTACAAAGAGTGGTTGTTACAAGCAATAACTGTTGGAACAATTAATTTACCAATGACTAAATACGATAAATTTGCCAATCCAACATTTACTTCAAGGGCATACGAAGCTGTTGATCCTTTAAAACAAGCTCAAGCAAATGTCCTTAACATTAATCAAGGTCTTGCAACTATGCAGGATGTTTTATCGCAACAAGGTAAAGATGTTGCTGAACACTTTAGCGAGATTGATTCAGAAAAGGCACTAAGCCAGAAATTTGATATTCAATTTGCACTAGAGCCATTTGGTAACAAACTTAATCAACAAACAGGGCAACTTTTTGATGATGTTAATTTAAACGAGGATTCAGATGGAGAATAATATGACAAAAGAAACTCAGGAAGAAATCGTTGAAGAAAACAACGAAGAAATCAGGGAAGATATGGAGCTAGATATTCTCTTTACACCTGATGAAGAATTAAACGAAACCTTAGATGAAGTCGAGGTTAAGACAGAGGAAACAGAAACTCTTGAATCAAGAGAAGCTGTATTCCCATTAGAATTTAGACAAGATGAAACAAGTGAAAGAACAATGGAAATGTCCATTTCTTCTGAAAGTCCTGTAGCTCGTAGCTTTGGACTTGAAGTTTTATCGCATCGCGATGGTGATATTGACCTTACCAGGTTAATGAATAAAGCACCTATGTTAAAAGATCATGATGCAAGTCAACAAATTGGAGTCGTTGAAAACGCATATCTCGATACTCAGCGTGGTAAGCTGATGTCAAAAGTACGCTTTGGTAGAGGTGCTTTAGCATCGGAGATATTTAACGATGTCAAGGATGGTATCAGAACACAAGTGTCAATAGGGTATCAAATCAACCCAGATAGCATGGAAAAATCTGAAACTACAGATGAGGTTCGCATAACCGATTGGATGCCAATGGAAGTTAGCATTGTATCTATGGGCGCAGACCAAAATGTAGGATTTGGAAGATCGCTATCTTTAAATCAACCAATAAAAACTGAAAATAAAAAGGAGGTCATTATGACTGAAGAAACAAAATCAGTAGATGTTGAAGAACAAGTAAGAGTGAAAACAGATGAAGTTCTTGCAAAAAGAGAAAAAGAAATCGCTGAAATTATCGAGCTTGGTGCTAGACATCAAAAACAAGACTTAGCTAAAGAAGCTATTAGAGATGGTAAAGACTTATCATCTTTCAGAGGTGAGTTATTAACTCAAATCGAAAATCAACCAATCGAAAGCAATGAAATTGGTCTAACAGAAAAAGAAGCTAGAAGTTTTAGCATTGTTAGAATGGCTAAACATCAAGCAGGCATGAATGTTGATGCACAATTTGAAGTAGAAGCATCAAGAGCTTATGCTGAAAAAGTTGGTAAAGAGCCAAAAGGTTTCTATGTACCAGAAGATGTGACTAATGATTGGGGTAAAAGAACCATGAATACTGCTAACTCAGCAGGATTCGTTTATGACGATAAGCAGTATGGAAATTTAATAGATGCTCTTACGCCATATTCGACTGTTCTCCAAGCTAATCCTACTGTACTAGCAAATAATTCTGGAAATATTACGATTCCAAGAGTATCTGCTTTAAGTACGAGTGCATGGGTTACTGAGGGTGTTGCAGTTGGAGCTTCTGATCCTACAATCGACACAGTAACATTATCTGAAAAGACTAATGGTGCTTACACAGATTTAACAAGAACACTTCTACAAAATACAGATGGCTTTAGCGTAGAAAACATGGTTAGAAATAACCTGCTTAGAGCTATGGGTGTTACTTGGGATCAAGCATCAGTAAGTGGTACAGGTGCAGGTGGACAACCTACAGGCATTGAAAATACCGCAGGTGTAAACGCAACAGCTTTCGGTGTTGCAGGCGCACCAACTTACGCTGAATATATTGAAATGCAGACTAAGATATTTGAAGATAATTCAACTTTAGATACTAACTCTGTTAGATATATCACAACTCCTGCTCTTTATGGTGCAGGTAAAGCATTAGCAACCAATGGCGCAGGTTCTCCTGTAGCAATTAGAGATGATTTCCTAGATGGAATACAAGTTCTAATTTCTAGCCAGGTTACAGCTAACACAGCAATACTTGGAGACTTCTCTGAGTTTATAGTAGCTACATGGGGTGGATTAGACATTCAATCCGATCCTTATGCACTATCTACATCAGGTGGCTTAAGACTAGTTGCATTATCATCAGTTGATTATGCAGTTAAGCATCCTGTTAGCTTCTGTGTATCAGCTTAGTGCTAACAACTAACTCATTTAATGGGAAAGGTGCGGAGCAATCCGCACCTTTAAAACTTATGAAAATAAAAACTAATAGAAATATGCGAATAGATGGCGCATTTGTATCAGCAGGTTCAACAGTTGAAGTTAATGATAAAGATGCTCGGTATTTAATCGCAAATAATTTAGCAAGTGAAACAACAGCTAAAAGCAAATCAAAAAAATCAAACAAATCTGAGGGCTTAGATGTTTCGGATGCCAAAGTAGGTACTAGAGATGAAAGTTAAACTTATCAAATCTATTACTGTAAATGGCGGTAAAGCAAAAAAAGGCGATATATTGGATGAAAGTCCAAAAGTTGTCCAAAAACTCATTTTAAGAGGTTACGCTACAGAAGAATTAGCTGATGAACCAATATCTTATGCACCAGATCAACCTTACTCGGATGCAGAAGATGTCGATAAATCTAGCAAATAACGCATTTTTTAGCACAGAAGATTTTGCTGTAATATGCAGGTGGACTGTTGCTTCTACAAGCGATACTTACCAAGTCAAAGCTGTATTTGATAACCAATTCTTTGAAGCATTTGACGAATTTGGTAGTCCTGTAAGCACAAGTTCACCTGTTATTTACATGAAAACCGATGATTTACCAACAGGGCATGATGAAAACGATACTCTAATTGTGCCTATTACAAGCAATGATGTTACTTCCGATACTACCTACAAAGTTAAGGTTATTGAAAGTGATGGTTTAGGAGTATCAACAATTAGACTGCAAAAACAATGAGCCATGTAAGACAACAGATACGCGAACAAGTTGTAACCTTATGCACAGGTTTAACGACTACAGGTTCAAGAGTTTATGACACTAGGTTATACAATCTTGATCCTACTGATAACTTACCTGGACTTGTAATTTATACACAGAGTGAAAGCTCTACAAAAAGCACATTAAGTCCATCGACTTATGAAAGAGAATTAGATGTACTGATCGAGGGTTATGCTCAGGCCAATAATGATATTGAAGATACACTAGATACAATATCACAAGAGGTTGAGGATGCCATTGGAGCTGATCCATTACTAAATGGAAAAGCTGTAGATTCAGAATTAACATCAACAGAGATTGAGTTTACCTCAATGGGAGAATCACCAATAGGGATTCTCCGACTAACCTATAGAGTCTTATATATGACTCTTGCAACAAATGCTTCAACACCACAGTAATTAGGAGAATAAAAAATGGCATTTTACACAGGCACTATTGCCCAAATTAAACTTGGTTCTTCAGGTTCACCAACAGATGTATTAGGACAATGCACATCTTATAGCTTAGAAAAAACAGTCGAGAATGTTGATGTTTCTTCTATAGGATCATCATTTAAACAATTTACATCCGCACAAGAAACTTGGTCAGCTACATTAGAGGTCAGTTATGACCATACAGATACAGCTCAAGCGTCAGCTTTATCAGCTTGCGCAGGAGATGGCTCAGTTGTTTATGTAGATTTTTATTATGAAGGTTCAGTTTCATCAGATAAATATTTAAGTGGAAATGGTTTTGTAACAGGGATTTCATGGTCTCAGGATGCAAATTCACCAATAACCGCTAGTGTATCTGTACAAGGAAACTCAGCATTAACAGAGTCAACAGTACCATAGGCACATGAGCATTAGTGAACGCTTAAAGCAAATGCAAAGCGATCAGGATAAATATCCTCTAACTTTGCCAGGTCTTGACGAGAACAATAATGATCTCGTTGTTTACTTCACAAAACTAACTGTAAAAGAAGATGAAAAACTAAGAAAGAAACATCCTGCTTTTTACAAATCAATGACTGATGGAGATATTCCATCATTTAGTGCAATGGTAGATTTGATAATCCTTAAATGTAAGGATGAAGATGGTAACGCTATCTTTGCACAAGCCGACTCTATGTATTTAGCTAATCAAGATGTTGGCTACATAACAGCTATTGCGACAGGAATGTTGGAAAAGTTGTTTGATATACCAACTGTGGAAACTATTGAGGGAAACTAAAGAGCGATCAAGAATTGTATATGCAATACTTGGTCGCTGATCGGTTACACACAACAGTAGAAACAGTTAAATCAATGACAATGGAGGAGTTCCATACTTGGATAGCTTACCTCACCTTAGAACACAAGAGAATGAAAGAAAATGGTAAATAGATTAGAAACGCAGATTAGCGCAAGAGATAAATCCAAAAGAGCTTTTGCTTCTTTTAATAGTAATCTTGATAGATCAAGAAAAAGGATGCGTGGTTTAAGTATAGCTCTTGGTGGCTTTGTTTCTATTGCAGGTGCTATGCGATTAGGTCAATTAACTCAAGAAGCAGTTCAATTTGGCTCACAAATAGCTATAACAGCTAATAAAATAGGTTTATCAGCAGATAGCTTGCAAGCATTACGATTAGCAGGTGAACAATTTGCAGGAGTACAGGCAACAACAGTTGATATGGCTCTGCAAAGGTTCTCCAGAAGATTAGGTGAAGCCGATAAAGGCACAGGTGAGCTAAAAGGAACATTAGATCAGCTTGGTATAAGCACAAGAAATGTTGATGGAACAGTAAAATCTGTAGAACAAGCATTTTTTGAATATTCTGATGCAATGGCTAACGCTGAAAATGCGCAAGAACAGTTAAGACTTGCCTTTAAAGCATTTGACTCAGAGGGTGCTGTTTTAGTTGAGTTAGCTAAAAGAGGATCAAAAGAATTACAGGGCTTTATGAAAACTGCGAGAGAAACAGGCGCAGTTATGTCAGGCACTATGACAGAAAAAGCCAAAGATTTTAATGCAGAAATGCGACTACAAACAATGATAGTTGGCACACAGCTAAAAGAAGCATTTATGAATTTAGCTCCGATTGTTATTGGAGTGCTTAGTGCAGTAGGCAAAGTAGCTAAAGCAGTAAATAATTTGTTTAAAAGTGAGCTTGATAAATTTAAAGAAACTCTGGAGGGAAATGAGCTTGATAAATTGATAGAAAAACAGAAAGAGATCAATGAACAAATAAAAGAAAGAGAAGAATTAGAAAGTAAATACGGAGGAATGCATAAACAAGAGGGCTTTATTAGCGAAGAAATGCAACTCCTATTAGATAAAAATGAAGCGATAGAAAAAAATATTGAATCATTAAAAAAATTAGGTGATGAAGAAACAAAAACAGTATCGACAATAAAACATTTATCAAATGCTTTAAAAGAATTAGGCGCAACTCAAAATTTAGCAGAAAAACAAGGCAAACAATTTGCACAAAAATTCCAGACAGGTCTTGTTGGTGCTTTTGATGCAATTATTGATGGCACTAAATCAGTTGGACAAAGTTTAAAAGACTTAGGCAAAACATTATTAAGAGAAGCTGTAAGAATGTTAATATTTAGAGCTATTATAGCACCATTTACAGCAGGTTTTGGAGGGTTTTTAGATAAACTAGGGCTTCCAGGTAAGGCAATGGGTGGATCAGTTTCTAAAGGCAGACCTTATATGGTAGGTGAGCAAGGTGCTGAGTTATTTGTTCCAGGACAATCAGGTTCAATTATTCCTAATCATAAACTTGGTGGCGGTGGTGTTGTCATTAATCAACACATCAATTTTGCTACAGGTGTACAAGCTACAGTAAGAAATGAAGTGCTTGGAATGTTACCTTTAATATCACAAGCATCAGTAGGAGCAGTTGCAGAAGCTAGACGCAGAGGAGCAACTTCCTAATGGCTATTACCTATCCTTTAACAGTTCCCAATTACACATCATTTAGGTCAGTAAGTCTTATTGCGAGAAATACAGTTGGTGTCTCAACTTCACCTTACACAGCACAGCAAAAGATTTATCAATGGCGAGGTCAATTTTGGGAAGTCGATATAGTTTTAAAACCAATGAAAAGAGCAGATGCAGAAGCATGGAACGCTTTTTTTCTTAAATTAAAAGGTCAAGTTGGCACTTTTTATCTTTCACCTGATCCAAATGGTCGAACAGTTAGAGGTTCAGCTTCAAGTTCAGCAGGAACACCAATAGTTAATGGTGCTTTATCTGCTAATTCTGCATCAGTAGATATTACAGGTGCAACAGCATCAGCTACAGGGTATCTATTAGCAGGTGATTATATAGCAATTAACAATCAGCTCTTAAAAGTGCTTAACGATGTAAACACAAATGGTTCTGGTGAAGCCACAATAGATATATTCCCAAGCATAAGAACCGCTTTATCAGGTTCAGACGCAGTTACAGTTTCAAATGCGCAAGGCATATTTCGATTAGCTACCAATGAGCAGAATATAAACATAACAGAATCAAACATATACCAACAAGGTTTTACAGCAGTCGAGTCTATTACATGAAAGATAAAAATTGGAAGGGTAAGCGATCTCATAACGCAGATAAAAGAGATTGGCTTAAAGTCCGCTATCCTGAGTTATTTTCTCTAGGTAAGCAAAGTCAAAGAAAAAAGAGAAAGTTAGATGGCAAGAACAGTTAATTTTAGCACTACAGATACAGTTACAGAGCCATTTTTTGCTTGTGAATTAGGATTTAGCGGTTCTATTACAAGAAATGTTACAACTAAGGTTGTTGCTACAGGTAATGGCAATGTTTACACCTTAGATGGACAGCAACCTGATAATTATGAATTGTTTGTTTCCAAAGGCAATACAATAAAGTTCTTACAAGCTGATAGCTCAAATGGTTCACATCCTCTAAAACTATCTACAACACCTGATGGAACGCATGGTGGCGGAAGTGAATATACTACAGGAGTTACTTATGTAGGTACTCCAGGTAGTGCAGGAGCATATACACAATGGGTAGTAGATAGCGGATTAAGCTATGGTGATAAACTATATTATTACTGCGCTAATCATGCAGGTATGGGCGGTAGCATAACAGTATTGGAAAGCACTTATAGACTTTGGACAGGTTATGGAAACATAACTATTGGTTCAGATACATATTATGGTGTTGGCGATTATGGTGGATTATCTGTTGTTAGGGAAACAGAAAAACTACAGGCAGAGGGTGTTACTCTTACTTTATCTGGAATACCAAATAATATGGTTAGCGATGCTTTATTGCAAAACTATCAAGGGCAAAATGCTAATATTTATTTTGGCACACTTGCAAGCGGTCAGCTAACCCAACAACCTTATTTATTATTTAGCGGTAAAATGGATGTAATGTCATTAATGCAGGAAGCTCAAAACTCAGCAATAATGATACAATGTGAAAATTATTTAGCAGAATTAAGACGCAGAAAAGTAGGTCGCTACACAGATCAAGACCAACAAAGCAGATTTACAGGCGATACATCTTTACGCTTTGTTGATGCAATACAAGCAGATAAAGAAATATTATGGGGTGTACCATTTTCAGCAGTTGGACAAGTATTTAAAGTTGATCCTAAAGACATTGATCCAATGGATTATACAGATTTACCTTTCTAATGACTTTAGAAGATTACATAGATAGTCGGCTTTCTATGCCTTTTGAATGGGGTAAAAATGACTGCATTATATTTTGTTCAGAAGCGATAAAAGTCGTTACAGGCATAGACCATTTACGATTAGAGAAAATAAAAAGATGGAATAGTCCTCTACAGGCCAAAAAAACATTAAAAAAATTAAAAATAAATACCATGTTTGATTTATGGGATGCTCGGTTTCGGCAAATTAAAAACCCTAACAAATTAAGAGATGGCGATGTAGGTGTTGCTAACATTGGATGTAGTGATGGATTTAGTCCAGACACATCAATGATATTTTATAAAGACATATTTTTAGCACCAAGTGAAAGAGGGATAATAAGAGTTCCTATTGAACAAACAGAATACTTTTTTGATATACGCAATGTGAGGATAAGATAATGCCACAAGCTATCGGTGCAGTTATTGGTTTTTTCCAAACAGTTTTTATTGCAACCGCTTCTATTGTTGGCTATGCAACAGGCACAATGGCAATAGGTTATATTGCAGGCGCATTAGCTGTTGGAGCTGTTGTTGCAGGTGGAGTAGCTTTATTAAAAACACTTGCTCCAAAAATGCCTGATCTTAATGCTTTAACAAACAGAGGTCAGAATATTCGTTCACCAATATCAACAAGAAAATTAATATATGGTGAAGCAAAAGTAGGTGGCACAGTAGTCTTTGTATCAGAGGGCAATACAAATAGTGATAGAGAGTATCTTTATTTGCTTTTTGCATTAGCATCGCATGAGTGTCAAAGCATAGATAAAGTATATATTGCCGATGAAGAATGTACTTTAGATGGAAGTGGTCAAGTTACAGTACCGACAAGATATGTAAAAGGTGGCACTTATCATGCTCGTTTTATTTTAGATATGCTAGGTGCATCAACAAGCCAAACATTAGATAGTATTATGACAACTGATACTGATTTAACTGCTACAGACCATTTTAAAGGCATGACTGTTGCTCAAGCAAGATTAAAATATGATCCAGATGGAATGTTCGCATCAGGAATACCACAGCTTAATTTTTTAGTAAAAGGTAAAAAAGTATATGATCCTAGAGATAGCGGACAAGCTGTAGATAGTTCTGCTACCTGGACATACTCAGATAACCCTGCGCTTGTTGTAGCAGATTATATAAGAAGTGAATTTGGTTTGGGAGTTCCTCATGCCAATATTGATTGGACTACAGTTACAGCTAGTGCGAATACTTGTGATGAGCTTGTTACACTTGCAGATAGTTCAACACAAAAACGATTTACTTGTAATGGCATGATAGATACAGGAACACCTGTTCAAAATAACTTAGATGCTTTGTTAAGTTCTTGTGCAGGAACGATGATTTATGAGAATGGAAAGTATAAAATTTTAGCAGGCGAATATAGAACGCCAACATTAACAATAACTGAAAACGATTTAAGAGGTGGTATAAGCATACAAACGAAAACACCTGCATCAGAGCAAATAAATACTGTAACAGGTCTTTATGTTGGTTCAGATACGAATTATCAACCTGCTAATTACCCTATAGTTACTAACTCAACTTATGTAACTGAGGATGGTCAAGAGCAGAAAGCAGAAATTAATTTGAGTTTTACAGATTCAAGCACTATGGCTCAAAGAATAGCAAAGATATTCTTAGAACGCGCTAGAAAACAATACACAATGACATTAGGTCTTAACTTAGAAAAGTTTACCTTATCACCAGGTGATACAGTAAAGGTAACATTAGAAAGTTTAGGTTTTGATGAAAAAATCTTTGAAGTTGTTGAGTGGAGCTTTGGTGCAGAAAGTGAAATATTGGGTGTAGATGTATTATTAAAAGAAACAGCATCAACAGTTTATGGATGGTCAAGTTCTGAGGAGCAAAGTCAAGGAACAGTTCCTACATTAACACCAACTTACGATCAGGTGGTAGCAACGCCTACATTTAGTTTAACACAAGACCAGAGCAAAGCAGAAGATGGAACAATTATTGATGACATTGTTGTTGATATAAGTGATCCAACTACTGATCCTCATGTAAAGTTTTACCAAGTCTTTTGGAAAGAAAATTCTGAAAGCGATTACAAAGTTATAGAAGTCGAGAGAGAAATATAATGCCTAAAAAAACAATTAGCGATATAGACAAAAAGGTGGCAGTTTTGGAAGCACATTTGAAAGATCATATTAAAGAATGTTCAAAAACATCAGAGCAAACACTAATAAGAATCAAGAGAATTGAAGCAATTATGGTTGGTGGTACAGCATCAGTCTTAGCTTTACTTTTAAAGATAGTCTTTTTTACTTAAACCGCTTCTAAGGCGATTTAAAGCTCATACAGTAAGTTTTGATGTTTTACATCAATTAGTATGTAAAAACTTTACAACCATATTTACACTTAATTTATAAGGATTTTTTTTCGATGATTTCAATTATTGGAAGCGTGTTGGGCTTTTCAACTTCTTTTTTGCCAAAGATATTATCTTTCTTTGCTGAAAAACAAAAATTTAAAAATGAGATGGCTTTATTGACTGCTCAAAGCAAAATGAAACAGTCAGAATTAGCTAGTCTTGCAAAAATTCAACAGAATAAATCTATCTATGAGCATGACCAAAAAATAATTGAGAATACATCAAGTGGTTTTATTAACAATTTAAGGTCATCAGTTAGGCCAATACTTACATATTGTTTTTTTCTAACTTATGTAGGTTTTAAAATTGTCATAATTATTATAGCCATCCAAGAGGGCGATGACGCATTAATAGCGATCAGGGATAGCTATGGAGAGGAGGACATGGGACTCTTATCGATTTGTGTAAGTTTCTGGTTCGGTTCTAAAATGAATGAGAGAGCGAAATGACAAAGTTAGTATTATCACCTGTAACAAGCGGAAAAACATATAATGTTAAAGTTTCTGCTATTAATGATGTTGGAGTGCATAGCGCAGTTTCTACAGTAAGCAATATAACTATCGCTTCTTATACTACAGCTCCAGGTGTTCCTACATCCGCATCAGCAACCTCCGATCCGGTATCAATAACTATTAAATGGACTAACCCTGCTGATAGAGACCTTAAAGGTGTAGAGCTTTGGTATTCAACATCAAGTGGTGGCTCTTTTAGCTTAATTGGTTCTATAGATGGTTCTCCAGGTGTTGCTCAAGAATACAACCTCAACTACGATTCATCCTTTAGTTTAAATCAAACTTATTATTTCAAATTACGATCAATTAATACATCAAATGTAGCATCAGCTTACACAGCAGAAGTCTCTGCGCAATTTTCCACAATAGCAACCTCAGATATAACACTACAAGCTGTATCAAATATGTATTCAGCAGTAACAAGTGGCAACCAATATTTCGCAACTGATGTAGATACTATAACTTATTCTGCAAATAGTGGCGCATCAACCTCAACATTAAAAGGTATTATATGCGCAGAAATAACATTGGGAGCAATAGGTTCTAACATTACAGGTTTTGCTATTAGCGCAACTGCAATGGTTCAAAAGAAGTTTACATGGTCATCATCAAGATATGTAACAGGTGTAGTTTTGCAAAAAGTAACAGGAAACGCATATTATGAACAAGCTACAGGTTTTGGAAGTTCTGCTCAATTCTTAGGCGAAAATGAAGCTGATTCTCAAGACTATGGAGATGGCGTACAAGCTACCTACGCGACTAACTCTATTGATAGTTCTGGTGATGTTATAGGCACAACAGGCAGTAAGTACGCTTTATTTTTATATACTGAAACAGAGCCAAGTTTCAGTTTAGGTGTATTTGCAGGAAGTGGTTTAACAATTACAGAGTTAAAGAGGTAATTATGGCTTTAGAATTATTGCTAGGATATTTTTATGATGCTGATGGAAATTTAGTTCAATGGTATCAGGGATATGGGGATTTAGAAAATTTAGAGGAATTTTTAGAACATAGAGGAAATGCAACAGGGTTCGTTTCTTCAAAAAGTGTAGATACAAATGCACATAAATACGATTTTGAAACACAAACAATAATAGAGATATAAAATGGATAAAATAATTCAAATTATAAAAAGCATTATATCGCCAGAGCAGAATTGGTCAGCTTTTGCCATGAAAATAATAGGATTAGTTGTAGTTACTGTAATTGCTTATATTGCTTTTCAACAATACACCAATTTAACCGCAGATGAAGATAACCAAAATATTCCAATTATAGAGGTATTTGAAGCGCAACCAGAAAAGAAAGATGAAGTTGAAGATTTAGTAAATAAACTATTAAGGTCAGATCGCGATATTCAATCTGTTTGGTTGTATGATTGGGTAGATGCAAGAAATGTAGTGCCTTTAATGATGCTACCAAGAAATAGTGAAGATTTATTGCCAACCGGATATTTTATGCAAGGCGATGAGTATGTGATTGGTCATTTTGTTTTAAGCCAATGCACTTCTTTAGATCGAGATATTACAAATACTGCTTGTCCAATAATGAGTTCAGAAGATGCGTGGGGAGTTCTTGTAGTAACTTATGCAGATAATCTTTCAAACTTAAAAACAACAAAAGCTACAGCAATGAAAATATCTGAAATTTTATATTTGCAGAATAATTAAAAAATAATTCAACAAAAAGGAGTAACCTATGAAAAATTTAACGATACTAATATTGCCATTATTTTTAATGGCTTGTGGATCATCCAGGATAATGCTTAATGCAGATATTCCTCAAGATACAGAAATAAATATCGAAATTTCAACCGATAAAACTAGCGACTAATGTATTTATATAAAGCGTACTTGGTTAGGGTTGTTAATGGTGGTCTAATCAAAGCAAGTATAGATTTAGGATTTGGTGTGTTGCTAACCGCTATGCCAATACACCTAATTAACATACAAGCACCAGATGGCATTGATGGTCAAAAAGCAACCGATTATTTACGAACATTGTTGCCTGATACCTTTACTGTAAAAACTAAAATGGATGGATCAATGATACTTGGTGAAGTCCAAGTGCGTGGTGTTTCTATAAACGATAAGATGTTAGATAGCGGTCTAGTAAAGAAATATGGCGAGTAGTATTCACAAAGTATTCACAAAAATAGTTTTACTACATCATTTTTATTCTTTTCTACTCTTTCGTTTCTTTAATACTAAACATAGGGTTTACTTAGGTTTTAATGTAAATAACTGTATTTATTAAACATATAAAATATACTACACCAATGGCTTTTAAGGAGATTGTCACAGGTTCGATCCCTGTCGGGCTCACCACACAAATAGCAGAATACCGCTATTATCAAGGGTATATCCAATAATTACTTACAAATAAGCTAAAAGTATTCACAAGGTATTCACAAAAAAACTTGTAAAAACAATAAAATCTTGCTAATTTATGATGTACGACATCAATTAATGATGTTTAACCATTAATTTTTAGGAGGATGTAATGGAAACTAAAGAGTTAAATTTTAAATTAAAATATTTTGTGAGATACCATAATCTTGAAGAAGATGATATTGGCACAAATTATTTTGGTAATTTACAAAATGCAATAGTAAATTATCTATATTACAAAAAGAAAAATTATAATGTAACTTTTCACCAGATACCACTAAGGAGTGCGTAATGGCTAAAGTTTTAAAAAGAAAATTAAAAATGAAAGGTAAGTTTCATACTTTTTGGCAGGTTGATGGTAGGTCTTTTGGCAAAGGTCAAATATCAAAAAACCCAAACACAAATGAACGCTTTGAAAGTAAAAAAGAAGCACAAGCATATTTAGATGAATTAAATGCTAAAATTAGCACAGGAGTTAATTTAGATAGTGATAAGCTAGAAGTCATCAAGTTATGCGCACCTGGAGAATATGAAACATTAGAAAATTCTAACTCAGGTGAAAAGCAGTTAATTGGTGGTGGTGAGTATATTGCTAAACGCTGTGAACATTTAGAGGATGAACAAATAGGTTTAAACCATTTTCAAAGCATGAGATGGTCTCTAGGTATTCTTATTGATTATTGTAATAAAAATAACATTAAGTATTGGACTGCAATAAATGCTGAAAGTTTTTTAAGAAAAGTTTTAAAAGACTGCAAAGCTAATGCAACTGATAAAGAATCAGTTGACCTCAGAGACGCGTCAGCATGGACTACTTTTGAAAAGCACATCAAGAACCTTAAATGTATGTCATCTTGGATCGCGCTTGAAAAGAATTGTGATGACATTTTTGCAAGTATCATTACCTCAAAAAAGCATGGCAGAGATGTAACATTTAAAAAACCAAAAAGACTTGAGCATTTGCAAAGACAAGCAAAAGATAAAACTGTTAATGTTGATATGGTTGAGATGCTTAGACAAAAAATAGTCGATAAATACCAAGAAAAAAACAAAAACTATAAACCTGAGTGGGCGGAAAGTCGTAGGCGCACAATGTTACTGCAATTTGACCTGATTAAAGCAATAGGGTTACGCATAGGTGAAGCTCTGGCTCTTACTTGGGATGATATTATTGGTAATGAAATACGCATTAACAAGCAATATAACAGCAAGTCTAATAGTGTTACTGATACAAAAGGTGGAGTGTTTGAACATTTTGTATATGTAAGTGATACGATGGCTAACCGCTTGCAAGAGCATAAAGAGTTACAGCTTGATGAGGAAAGAGAAAACGACTTAGTGTTTCCTAATACTAGAGGTGAACATGATAGCAGACGAGTTTTAGGTCGTATTATGAAGCAATACAGTAAAGATATTTGGGGTGCTAACTCATCAATGCACATATCACCGCACACTTTAAGGCATTTATTTGCTACTGAAATGATAAGAAAAGGTGGCAAGGATGCACTACCAATGGTCTCTGATATTTTAAGACATTCTACAGGTGTAAAGTTTACTGAAAAACAATATGTGCATGAAACTAAGAAATCAGACAAACAAATAGTAAAACAAATTGAAGCTGTAACAGGTCTCTATAACTAAGGAATTAAATGCTACTAGATCAAGCTAACAAATACATCGCATTAGCGGAGCAATGCGGTGAGGGTAAGAAATATCCAAAGCAAGAAGCGGTAGCAACAGAATTAGGTTTAACCCTATACCAATTCAAATCGCGCTTAAAACAAGCCAGATCGCTTGTAGCACTACACAAAGCAGGTAAACTTAATCAGGATGCTAAACCTGATGTGGTTGATGGAGTAAAGGCATTTGAAACTCCTATTTTACCAGATGAGGATATGGATTTACCTGAGTTATTAGAACACATGGTAAAACGCTTTAAAAAGCGAGATAAAGCTAAGAAAGCGTCTAATTGGGTAAATATAAAGGTTAATTTTGACTCGCCTTTTATGTTGCTTATTGTGGGCGATCCTCATGTTGACGACAACTATTTCAATGCGCCTAAGTGGATGAGAGATATTGCTATTGTTCAGCAGAATAAACCTTACATCAGATCACTACTTTTAGGAGATTATGCTAATAATTGGCCTGGAAGAATGTCAAGACTGTACCAAGACCAAACTCTAGGAGCTTCACATCAATGGAAGCTCGTTGAACATATGCTTTCAAAAGAGGGTTTTGATCCATTAGTTATCGTTGCAGGAAATCATGATATGTTCATAGATAGAGGAAACGATCCAATTAAATTTATGCAAAGAGCGCGTCATGCGGTGCAAGGAGATTGGACTGTAAAAATGAAGTTCCAATTACCAAATAAAAAAGAGCTTAAAGTCATAACGAGCCACAATTTTAGCGGAAATTCACAATGGAACCCCTTACATTCGAATTTAAAAGCATCAATGATGGGAGTTCCTGCTGATATATACTGTTCTGGACATTTACATAATTGGGCTATAATGCAGATGCCAATTACTGCTCAAAATAGAACAACATGGTTAATACGAGCAAGAGGGTACAAGCAGTACGATGACTATGCCACAAAATTAGGATATGAACCTGATTTTAGTAATGTGGGTGAAAGTATTGCTGTTGTGGTTGATCCGAGTGCAAGTGAGCATACTTGGATTCAATGCTATCCTGATGTAGAGCAGGGAGCTGAGTTCCTGCATTTTTTAAGAAACAGAAAGTAAACTTTTCCCAATCTTTACGCAATATGGCTCAAATATCTCTATAGGTATTAAATAAAAAGACTTAGGTGTTTTATCGCCTTTACCAACTACATTTTCTTTTTTTAATATTTTTTCCCTATTCTCCGCAATACACATCCAAATTTTATAAGGTGTTATTTTATATAGTTTCAGGCCAGAATCGATTAGCCAATAGGTTGCTCCTGTTTTTTTTAAAGCACTTGGATTACCTGGAGGCATTTCATATTCTATAATAATGTTTCCTGTTGCTTGGCTTTTTAAATCTCTTTTTATTTCCCAAGAAATACCTGATTCAGCATCATAAAGATCAAATGATTTAAAAGTGCCTGTTGGTACAGTCTCTATATTTGGATAACCATTTTTTGCTAAAAACATTACAGCTAGTTTTTCGAGGTTCTTACCCTCATCTAAGTCTTGGTAAAATTTATCCATTAATACATCCCAACAACTAGAGCTAAAAATAAAAAATACATTAATAACGCTTTAGTCTTTTCCATTATGTGTCTCCTTTATTGCTAAACCAATTATATGAGCCATTTGGGGTACTATTGCATTGCCTAGAGCTTTCAATCTTTTGGCTCGGTCTTTTTTGATTGTTGTGGTTCTTCCAATATCTCTAGGTTCGTGTAACCAATAGGGAATCCCATAAGCCATTCTGTCCAATCTGGATTTAAAGTTCCCTTTCCCTGATTTCTTACTTCTGGATGATTTCCCAACATTTTCTGCATTTTCCCATTTGGAGTACCACAAGCATCCTCGTTGGCGGTTGGAGTCGGAAACATCCTTACTGTGTCCGCTAGATTTAGACTGTGCGATCCTCCTATTCCATTTGATGCTTTTCTTCTTCCCAGATGATCTAGTTCCGCTTGTGGATGTTCTGTTTCTATTGTGGTTGGAGTCGGAAATATTCTCTGCGATCCACCAAACTCGTTGTCTCCTGTGCCATGCTCCGAGACACGATGCTTCCACACTAAAGCACCTGATTCTGTAGTTAAGATGCTCCAAGTCCTCGAATACCTCGTTGAGACCGAGTCCAATATGTCCGCTAACATTTTCTCCAATGGCGTAAATTGGACTGAGTTCTTTAATAAGTCGTAGATATTCTGGAAAGAGGTATCTTGTATCTTCTTTACCTTTTCTCTTACCTGCGGTTGACATCGGTTGACAAGGATAACCTCCTGTAAGGATGTGAATTGGGTTTCTTTCTGAAACAAGTCCATCTGATCTAAGTCGGTCATAACTCAACTCTTTGACATCGTTGTATATCGGAACATCTTGCCAATGCTTGTTTAAAACCTTTTTGCAGAATGTGTCTTGTTCGCAAAATGCTACTGTTTTGAAAAAATCTGTATTTTCTAAGCCAAATGAAAAGCCACCTATACCTGAGAATAAATCTAAATGTCTCAGCACTAAGCACCTATTAAAACCTTAACGAAAATTGTTATAAAGAAGATGTAAGCCATGATGCAGGCAAAAATAATTCTGATAACTTCATCGGCTTTTTTGTAAGTTTTGTTATCCATAATTACTCCATATTCATCTCGGCTACGCAGTCGGTCTTTCTAGCCACTAAGCGATACGATTCCTCTGTAAACCCTCCCAAAATGTTGAAGTATGTAACAACAACAAATATGATATTTACCAAAACTAATCTGTGTGCAGGTTTGAACCTGTTACTGAATTATCTTGCTCATATATTTGCTCCATGTACCATTTCTCAACAAGCGGTGTTAGCCACATAGCGCGACCTGCACCATTGTTGGATGGAATAGTGGGTTTTGGAAAATTGCCTTTCTCGCTTAATCTTCTAATTCTTTGGCAATAACTTTCTTTCTCATCGCCAAATAATATTTTAGCGATAGTCTTTGCAGGTATCATTCCAGGTAAATCTTTAAAATACTCAGAATGGTATGTCATCGTTGATCTCCTCATCTTTAAAGTCAGTAGTGGATGGCGGTGATGAAGTAGTTGATCCAGAACCGCCTTGATAATTCCCTGAGTAACTATCTCCACTACCTATGCTTTTGCTCGAATTGCTAACATTACCCTCCGTTCTCGAAGCATCAGCATATTCTTTTTTAGTCCATCCCATAGGGCTATTAGTCCAAATCCAATTTTTACCGACAGAGAGTTCATCTTTATCGCTAAATTCTTGCAAGCTGTATTCAAGTGTCATGCCCAATCTTTGCATTTCATATAGAGCAGTAGATAACTTGTTCAAAACATCTTGCTCTTGTTCTGGAGTAGCATGACCTTTTACTTTTTGAGTTTCATAATCTTTACTAATAAATAATTTGTGAACAATACGACCTGGTTTAAGGTTTTTTAGTTTTTCAACATTAAGTTCTGTAAAATAAATCATGTTATTAGTCGCAATGGGATCGCGATTAGTTCTTACTCTATCTTTAGGTGTAAAAGGCCTTAATGATTTACGAAAATAAACACCTTTAAACTCTTGTTTGTTGGCAGGTGCTTCAAAAGCTGTTCTTGGAGCTTTATTTAATTGATTTTTATAATTACCCATTGGCTTCTAACATCTCATTTGCTTGATCTATTTGTTGTTTATATTCTTTAGCTTCTGCTCGTTTAATTTCTTGAGCTGATGCCATTTCATCACCTGCTAAACCAAAACTTGCCAATGCTCTACCTATTGCTGATGTTTCACAATTCTCAACCATTGATGTTTTGTTAATAAAATTGGTCTCTACATCCTCCTCTGCATGACCACAAGATAACAAACGATTTGCAGGTGAATAAACCTCTGCTTTCATAATAATATGCTCATCATTTTTTTCTATAATGCTTGTATGAATTGAAAATGCAGAAAAAAATTCTCTAAAAACTTTTACTCTTTCGGCTACAGTTTTATAGTTTTTACCATGTATATCTACACCAGGTTTTTCTATTAATGCTTGTTGAGCTTGTTCCATTACCTTTTGTATTGAAATGCTCATTATTTCTAAATCTCTTTGGCTATCAATTTCGTTCATCTTTATCCCTTTTCTTGTTTAGAATCGATCTAAACCATTTTACGCGTGCTTTTTGGAGTTTTTTTAAAGTCTGTTGATTAACAACATCTTTTTTCTTTACATCCTCCATATTGCTCATCATAAAAGCATGATGTTTAACATCAAGAGTTAATGTTGTTATTAATTAATTATAAATTAACTAAATGTGGATAATTTGATTGACTATTCAAAAATGTTTATTCTTTGAGCTATGCCTTTGCATAAGTCATAAACTTTTTTCATATTTGTAGCATTTGCTAGATTTAATTCTTCTTGATTACCTTTTTTCCAAGAATCAATTAAAAACTCTGCAACTGCTGTATTATAACAATATAAGTTTCTAATTTTTTTGTGATATTTTTTTTTATTAAAACAAGCTCGAGTTTTACTACCAAATTCAATTTTCTTAATGCTATCTGTTTGTATAAGACCTGCACCTGTTAAATTATTTAATCTTTGTGATAATGGAATTTGATCAAACAACAATCCTTCGGCTTCTAAGAAATCCTGTAATTCAGTCATAGATACATATTTGGCACAATGACAGTCTCGATGTAAATATTTTTCTAATAAAAATAAAGTTATACCAAAATCTATTGTATCACAATGAAAGCCATTATCCCAATCACCATTTTTTCTTTGACCTTCTTGCATTAAACTTGCTGTAACTTTTTCCATTATTACCCACAGCTTAAATATATCTAATTGCGCCTTTAATGCTTCTGTAATGGGTATGCTTATCCAACTATTCTCTTGAGGAGAAATATCTTTAATTTCTTTTTTTACAGTTTCATAAAACTGTTTATTTTGACTCTTTGGCATTGCTCATGTCTTTCACATTTTCTTTTTCTTATTGTTAGGGCAATAATTAATTAACTTTTATTTTTATATCTGTAATCGGATGATAACTTTTGATTTTGTTTATCTTTGTTTTGTAAACTTCTCGTAAATAATTTGTAAATCGGACTTCATCATCAAATCCAATTTCTACATTTCTTGCAAAAACATAATCACCTTTTTTCAAATGCAGTATTGCATCAATATTGTGAAAGTTTTTTGTGTTGGGATCATACTCAATAGAGTCAAAGATAAAATAATATACTTTATCAGGGTTAGCATAATATTCTATCGCTGATCGGTCAGGTGGGTATTTTGAATCTACGCTTACTTTCTTATGTCTATGAAATATCTTAATGTCTTGATTTTCATTCATAGCACCTACAACGCGCAGTTTATTTATGTAGTAATCTGGTTCTTCTAACAGGTCGCTAGGATCAACGCTAATATTGGCTTCTGTTTTAATCAGATGTACTAATTGGAGTAAATGTTCTTGTGATATATTTTGGCGAGGTTTACCATGTTCATCCAGGTTACACCATTTGCTAATAGTCTCCATAGCAACACCACCACAGGCCAAACTTACTGATTGGCGAGATATGCCTAACTCATCAAGAGTTTTTCCTATTAACGATTTTTTGGTCACAACATTTAACATTTTATTTAAACCTCCCTACAAGGCAAGTATTATCTTTTTATAAAGTCTAAAAATAATCAATAACTATTAATTAATTTAAAATTAACTAAATGTGGATAATTATGTCAATAGTTATAACTTAATGTTTAACATCAAGTGCCTTAATTGTTATTATAAGCAATGGAAACTCACTATGTACTTATAGATCAGGCATACGATATTTTTAAGACTTGCAAAGAAGATAGGTTGTGGACAAATTTACAAATATTAAACAATTTTAAAATACTTCATGCCTTTAATTCTCCCAATTTTCCAGAATTGCCTACAGATTATGAGACAACATATTTAATTTTTGAGTTTTTATATTTTAACCAGAAAGCTGAAAATGATCTCCCAAATTGATTATCTCCACATATTAACAATGGCATTAATAATTGCTGTAATAGTTCATATAGGTATGTGGAAATGAAACACAGCGATTTTTTAAGACTTTTATTAAAAACAGGTACAGGTGATATGGATTTAATTAGAGAGGGTTTTACTACAATGGAAATTAAAATGTGGAAAAAAGGTACATCACCAATACCTGCAAAAGTAGGTCAATATTTATTGAATAGAGTATCTGATGGACAAAAATAAATTAGGTTACAGGAATGGTCGGTATCATCCAGGTTGGTTTAATCAAGATTGGATTAAGTGGTCAAAAACAGAGCAGGGCAAAGCTGAATTAAAAGAAAGTTCAGATGAAAATCAACGCCTAATAAAGATTAGAAATGAACGCATAGATTATGAAAAAGAGTTAGCTAGAAGCGACTTAACAACATTGCAAAGACAACATTACAGCAAAAAATTAAAACAACAAAAAGGAGAATAACATGGGTGTATATGGAGAACCAAAAAACAGAGCTAATAAAAAAACACAAACTAGACCTGTTGATGAAAGATTATATGGATCGCATAAGAAAAAGAAAAAGAAAAAGAAGTAACTTAAAAAGCTCTTTTAATATTCAAAAGCTATTGAACAAAAAGACAATATATTTTTTTTGTTTAATAAGCTCTTTAGGTTTTAAAAGCTCTTTAAGGAAAATTATACAGATGTTTGAAAAAAGCTGTCAAGCATAACTTCTGTGGATAGATGTGGATAAGGTTAATAAAATGGAAAAAAAACAAATTTTAAAGTGGCTTAGTGATAATTGGGATGAGTTAGAAAAACACACAAAGATTACACCTATGCCAACTGATGACGATAGTGTTGCCGAGATAATTATCGAAATCGGTACGCTAACAACAATGTTGGAGATACATATCCCAAGATCAAGGATGCAAATGTTTGATGAGGGCATTGCCAGGTTAGCTGTTGCGCAACACATGGGCGATATGCCTATTAAATTAAATGGTAAGTCATAATGCCTAGAAAATCTTGGTACTCATATTGCATAGTATGGAAAGATAAAAATGGAGAACAAATTTTTGATGTTGTAGATCATTATTCCTATGATGAAGCATTAAAAGTAATTTATCTTGATGATAATTGGACAGATGGAGTTTCAGAAATTGTTTGGATAAATATATATCCATTAACTAAATCTCAAATGCGAGAAAGAAAAAAACTAACAGGCATTGAGGTTACATGAAGAAGTACAATATCACAGAGTTAGATGATTTATTTATTGAAGCAGGTCGCACCGAGTTGATGTTAGCTCCTGTTAAGATGAAGCGCATTACTAACTCTTGGTTAGATATACCGGAAGATTGGATGCACTATAATCCTAAACACCAAAGAAAATTAAGAATTAGGCCAACAATGGAGCAGATGACAAGATATGGTGAAGCATTTGATCTAGGTCTAAAGCTACCATTAGAAGATAGACAGGTTATCTGGGCTACAGCTATTTCAGCTTCAAGGAGACATAGACCAAATTGGTCAGAGCTTGGTAGAAAGTTTAAGAAAGATAGACGCACAGTAAAGAACGATTATCGCGGTGCATTAATGAAAGCATGGATGTATCAAGATGCTTAATTTACCAGATAAAAAATATAAAACAATATTAGCTGATCCTGCTTGGAATGAAAGTGGCGGTGGAAAAATAAAAAGAGGAGCAGACAAGCATTATCCATTAATGAAAACAAAAGACATAATAAAATTAGATGTTGCAAATATAGCTGATGATAATTGTTGGTTATATTTATGGGTAACTAATAATTTTTTAAAAGATGGATTAGAGGTTATGGAACAATGGGGATTTAGATATGTAACAAATTTTTGTTGGGCTAAAGATAGATTTGGTATTGGATATTATTTTCGAGGGCAACATGAGATTTGCTTGTTTGGAGTAAAGGGTAATTTAAAACCAAAACACAGAGATATTCCAAGTATGGTATTTGCTAAAAGAACAAAACACAGCAAAAAACCAGAAGAAAGTTTTGCAATTTTTGATAAAATGTCTTATTTGCCAAGAATAGAATTATTTGCTAGAAATACAAGGCAAGGATGGGATAGTTGGGGTAATGAAATTAAATAGTTATCAAATAACATTAACAGATAATACAGATGGCATAATTATTACAGCTAATGATTTAACAAATTTATTTAAAAAATTAGATCATTTTATGAGCAGAAATTGTTATTACATTGATGATATAATTTCTATTCAGAAGTTAGCTTGACAGTTTGTACAAAATCACTTTAAAAATTATTTAACGATGGACATTTATGTCCATTAGCATTGATGCTGAGTAGCTCAAGACACAACCCTTTCAACTAACAACAGAATAAGAGACGCAATGATTAGATCATTCATCCTCCCTTCACAACCTCTTATCACTTTGGGCTACTCTAAATCATGGCAACATTAGGATCAGCAAAGAGTGTTGACATTGTTGTTAAGTCAAATCTAAAAGCATACAAGAAAGAATGGAAGCACCTAGAAAAGAAAATGACACCTAATCATGTTGGCTTTGCATTAGGTGGAACAGTCTTTGAGTTATCTAAGATATTAAACAACAATACTAAATATGTATTTGATAGGCCAACTCCATTAACTAAAAGAGCATTTGGTTATATCGCGCCAACTAAACAACAAAGAACAATAGCTGAAAAGACTGCATGGGTTGGATTGAAGTCAGAAAGGAACATACCAATCTCTAAAGCTAAACCGCGATCTGCTAACTACTCAACAGGAGCAGGTCTAAGGTATAGACAGCTAATGCGGTTGCAGGTCAATGGCGGAACAAGGACAGCTCGCAATGGTAATTACTTTTGGTCTCCATCAAAGCACAGTCAAAACTATGGACTGTTAAATACTTATGGTGGTCTTAATTACAAACGCATAAAGCAATGGGAAAAGAATAAAGATAAATACTTTACAGGAGTACCTAAAGGAAAGAGACGAGCAGGAAACTCAAGAGGTTTATGGAAGCGATTAGGTAAGGATGGAAAAGAAAATATCCAGATGGTTGCTTCATTAGAAACCCAAACACATTACAAAAAGAGATACCCCTACTCAAGATTTATACGAGCAAACTACAGTAGATTACTCAAGCGTAACTTTGATAAGCAGATGAAGAACCTGGTTACATATATGAGAAAGAAAAAGATAAGAAAGATGCGTAAGATCAACGCATTGTAATTTAATTACATTAAAAGGGTATTTTTTAGGTTCTTCTGGAGCTTTTACCTTTGTGGGTTTTTCGTGGCGCAGGTCTCTCCTAGCGACAGACCTTTAAAACAAGGTTCGGTAGCGATACCAAACCGATACAAAGCAAAAAAAGATTTTTGCAATGCAAACTATTGGATATGGTTTTTTAAAAAAAAGCATAGCTTAGAAACGCTTAAAATAGATTGTAGATATACTGCAAAGGCAGAATTAATAAGTATTTTGTAATTATATTACAAGGATTTAAGAAAAAACTGATTTAGATATGATAAAACCAGATTTAACTGTAACAAGTAACCAACTAAGTGAAATACTTGAGCTATCTGTGAGAAGAATACAACAACTAGCTAAGTCAGGCACATTGCCGAAACAAGAAAAGAGAAACAGGTATAAATTAGTTGAATCTATACAAGGTTACATTAAATACCTTAGAGGTCAGGTTGTACATGGAGACGCACCTCAAGATTTGAAAGAAGCAAAGCTAAGACAAGAAAAAGCAAGAGCTGAAATATTAGAATTAGAAGCATTGCAAAAGAATGGCGAGTTACAACACCAAGACGATATTGAGAAAGTTTGGAATAGCATTGCAGTCTTAATTAAGACAAAGCTGTTAGCTTTAAGCTCAAGAGTAAGTGCTGATGTTTATGGCGCAACAAGTCTTGTCCAGGTTAGATCAAGAATAGACGAAGAAATAGATTTGATACTAAGCGAATTAGTAAATACGCAAGTGGAGATAGATGTTACAAGTACCAACAGAGTCGCTACAGATAACAGCACAGAAAACATTAAAGAATTTGAAACCACCGCCAAAGATGACAGTCAGCGAGTGGGCAAATCAAAATAGGGTTCTATCATCGGAAACAAGTGCATCACCTGGTAAGTGGGTAACTTATTCTTTTCAAAAAGAAATGATGGATGCGTTCTCTGATCCTTTGGTAGAACAAGTTGTTATTATGAGTGGTAGTCAGTTAGGTAAAACTGAAATACTGCTCAATGTATTAGGTTATCATATTGACCTTGATCCAAGTCCAATAATGATAATTCAACCAACATTATCAATGGCAGGCACATTTTCTAAAAACCGGATAACTCCGATGATAAGAGATAGTGTAAAGCTGAATAGTAAGGTGCGTGATCCTCGTTCAAGGGATAGCGGTAACACAGTTTACAGCAAGTCTTTTGATGGAGGTAGTTTAGACCTAATTGGTTCAAACTCAGCTTCTAGTGCAAGCTCAAGACCTGTGAGAATACTTCTATGCGATGAGGTCGATAGGTATTCTACAGCGACAACTGAGGGTGATATAATTGGTCTTGGTAAAAGACGAACCTCAAACTTTTTCAATCGAAAGATTGGAATGGTCTCAACACCAACGATTAAAGGTAATTCTCGTATTCAACAGTTCTACGAGCAAGGCGATCAAAGACGCTTTTATGTAAGGTGTCCAGACTGTAATGATGAATTGTTATTGGAGTGGAAAGATGTACATTTTCAAAAAGATAATGGAATACTCAAAGACGCTCACATTGTTTGTAATGGATGTGGCTCGGCTTGGGATGACAGTAAAAGGATTAACGCGATTAGCAATGGGTATTGGAAAGCTCATGCTGAGTTTACTCAAACGCGTAGTTTCTGGATTAGTGGCTTGTACTCGATGTGGAATAGCACTTATGAGCAAGCTGTTTACTTTCATCAAGCAAAAGATTTACCAGAAACGCTAAGAGTATTTGTTAATACTGTTCTTGCTGAAACATGGGATGAGGATGCAGGTGAATCAGTTGATAGTCATAAGCTAAAAGATAGAGCCGAAGATTTAGGCGATGATTTACCAAGAGATGTAGTGATCCTGGTAGCAGGAATAGATACGCAAGATGATAGGTTAGAAATAACTGTTGCAGGTTTTACAAGAGACGAGTCAGTTTATATTATTGCACATGATGTGCTTTATGGTGATCCATCAGGTCATCAATTATGGCAAGATTTAGACGAATATTTAGAACGCAAATATCAACATCCTTTAGGCATTGAGCTAACTGTTAGAGGAAGTTGCATTGATTCAGGTGGTCATCATACATCGCAGGTTTATTCTTATGTAAGAAAAAACCAACATAAAAGAGTTTTTGCTATTAAAGGTGTTGGTGGCGATGGTCGCGCATTAGTCGGTAGGCCAAGTAAAAACAATATCGGTAAAGTTAGTCTCTTTCCAATAGGTTCAGATACAGTCAAAAGTCTAATCTATGGAAGATTAAAGATAGAAGATGGATCAGGTATGATTCATTTTAATTCTACACTTGATGATGAATACTTCGACCAACTAACATCAGAAAGACGCGTAGAAAGAATAAGTAAAGGTGTAAAACGCACCGAATGGAAAAAGATAAGAGCCAGAAATGAAGCATGGGATTGCTTACAGTATTTGTTTGGTGCTTATCATATCTTGAATGTTAATTTGAGAATACTCCATGAAAAAATGAATAGAAAAAAAGAACCTCAAGCTAAAGAGCAAGGTGAAGAAAGAAATCCTTTAGTGCGCAAGCGCAGAAACACAAGAAAAAATTGGATGGACATATAATATGGCAATAGTCGTAAAAGATAGAGTCAAAGTAAGTACAGCTACTACAGGCACAGGAACGCTAACTTTAGGTTCAGCAGAAACAGACTTCCAGGCATTTTCCGTTATTGGTGATGGCAACCAAACTTATTACGCAATTAAATCCGATGCAGGATTCGAGGTTGGCATTGGCACTTATACGCATAGTGGAACGACACTAAGCAGAGATACTATACTTGAAAGTTCTAACTCAGGATCAGCAGTATCATTAACAGGCACATCAACAGTCTTTACGACTTACCCTGCTGAACGAGCTAGCTTTAGCGATCAAGGTTTATCTAAAACCTTTACCGCAGATGGAGCAATAACAGCAGGCAAGCCAACAATATTAACAAGTGCAGGCAAAGCTCAACAATTTACCTTAACAGGAAATAGTGTAACGCAAGGACTTGGAACAGATGTTCAACCAAATGGTAGTGATTATTTAAATTATTCAAGTATTACAAAAGTATCAGATACTCAATTCGTTGCTTATTTTACTGATAGCGGTAATAGCAATAGACCAACTGCAATAGTTGGAACGATAGGAGCTAACAAAACCATTACTTATGGCTCTAAACAAACAATAACAAATGATACAAATGTTACAAAATGTGAAGTAATATGGGATAGCACTGCTTCAAAATTACAATATTACAATTATGTTTCTACAGACGCATATTTATATGGAGCAACTTCAGATGTTAATTTAGCCACTAATGCTATTAGTGGGATTGGCACATGGGGTGTTGTAATGTCAAACCAAATATATGACATGATTGGTTTATATGATCCTGATAATAACCAAGTTGTTTTAACTGCTAATAGACCAAGTGATAATTTTGAAATTATGTCTATGAGTGCTTCAACTTCTCCACCTTCAATTAGTTTTAGTTCAACAGTTTCAAGCTATACACATGGTGGCGGAGAACGAGCTATTGGATATGATACTAATGTAAATGTTTTTGTTGCCACTGGTAATGATGAAGATAAATTTGTAGCTTTCACTAATAGTGGATCAGCATTTACTGTAAGTTCAGTTCAAGATTTAGGTCTTGGCAGTCAAGATTATATGGGTTTTAGTTTTGATCCCGATGCAAATAAATTTGTTTATCATTATCATCCATCAGGTAACACAACACAAAAAATTGTAGCCTTAACTGTTGATAGTTCAAGAAACATTACCATTGGAACACCTGTTGACTTAGGAACAGCAGATGGTGGTGGTTCAGCTACATCAAGCTATGATCCAATAGCAAAAAAACATATAATTTTTGTTGGAGATGGAGCAGATATAGCTAATTATTATCCTGTAACAATGGATAGTAGTGGCGCAATGACTGTTGGAACATCATCTACATTTGCTAACACAAATTATTCAGTTCAAAGAATAGTTAGCACACCATGTTTTACAGCTATGGATGAAAACCCTATTGTTATCTTTTATGGAGATAACAATACAAGTCAAGGAGAGTCATCTGTATTTACCTTTGAACAAACTGCTGTTTCTAACCTTGATAACAACTATCTCGGAGTAGCTTCAACAACTGCAAGTGATACAGAAGAAGTTAAAATCAACTTACCAGAGGGAAGCATTAATAACTCACAGAGTGGATTAACAATAGG